CCAATGTTGGCGATAATCTCGGCCGTCCCGGCCAGGACGTACTTCCTGTTGTACTCGACGGTGTAGGCCAACTCGTCTCTTGTCACAGGCCTGCCCAGGGCTCGTGAGACGGCTATGCGGACGACTTCTCCTTCAACCGCCTCAGCCTGAGCGGCGGTCATCTGCATCTCGTTGTCGAGGTCGGTCCGCTCCACCGCGACCTGAACCCCCGAGGTTGCGCGCGCCTTGAGTTGTCCGCTGTGGCCCGCCAGCTTGCCGATTCGCAAGATGGCCTCGATGAGCATGTTCGCAAACTCGCGCTTCTCGCGGATGTGATCGACCGACCCGGCCACGTCCGACAGGGTTGCGCCGTCAGGCAGCGCCCAACACCCCATCGGTGTGATCTCCGTGGGCACCCGGTCCGGTTCAACTCCCGTGGCCACGAGGAACCCGATGTTCCTGTAGATGTCCAGTTGGATCTGTGAGATGAGGTTCAGAAGATACCGAGCGATCGGCGCGATGCGTGTCAGTAGGCTCAAAGGGACCTTCGGGTAGTCGCTCTTGGCTGACTCCTTGAAATAGAACGGCACTACCGGGCATATGCCAAGGCTGTGCGAACCGGTAGCCACGGTGGTCGGCTGTTCGGACTGGCCCGGGACCTCGTACAGCCGCCATTCATCAGGCGTGATCGTCAGGTACTGCGTCAGGCCTGTCGCGCCGGACCATTCATCGTTAGCCGGGGCTTCACCCAGGCAGTATCGCGCCCAGAGATACTTGCCGGCGTGGTCCACCGCCCAGTCCACCCGTTCGAGGGGACCGAAGGCGTGGAGGTAGGGCCTCAGGCCCAGGCGGGCCTCCTGGGCCTGATTGGCCGGCTCGGCGGGGGCCTGTGCCTTGTCCACGACGATATCCACGCCGTTGATGTAGTACTGCACCAGCGCCCGGCGCATGAACGCATCCATCCTCGTGCCGCCCCCGTCAACGTCAGCCAGGAGACTCCGTATCAGGTCCCGGTGGGGCGATCGGTCGTAGATGCGCTTGGGCGGCGTGCGAAAGATGTTGTCCACGCGCAGCGCGATCATGTCCTGGCAGTGGTCAAGGGCAAGCGACCATGTCTTGCGTTTGGCGTACTGGGTGGCCGGTTCGCTGGCCGTGCCGCCGAACTCGTCGAGATATGCCCCGTCGGCCAGCGTCGACAAGTGCATCTCGGCGAAGTCACGATTGAGCCGCCACGATTCGCACAGCTCGTCATACGTGCCGCAGGTCGCGCTCGGATCGAAATCGGTTACCGTCTTCCGGGTCTGTGCCATAGGATCTTTCCAGTATCCAACCCCCGATATCCAATCTCCAATTGCACGGCAGCGACGAGAAGCCTGCGCTGCTTTCAACAGGCAATTGACGATTGGTGGTGGGGACGCGTCGCTACCTTGTTCCCAACTGGACTCGTCCGATGCCTTCGGAGGCTTGTCTGTTCACGACGAAGTATCGCAGTGCGTCGGGGATGTGTTCGTGTTCCTGTGGGTCTTTCGGCTCGTCAAGCCAGATACCGTTCACCTTGCGATTTCGGTAACTCTGCATGGCCCGGACGAACGCCCGATTACCTGCCGATGGCACGTAGAACAACCGGGCGCCACCGGCGGCCGATCGGAGCATGGCTCGGACCATCTGTACGCCATTGCGCACTTCCCGCAGCTTCGGGCTCAGCGTGTACCGGCACCGGATACCGTGTTCGGCGAACAACTGGACGTTCGACTTGCCGGTCTGGTCGTTCTTGTTCCGGCCGGCGGGGTCGCAGTACGTTGCAGCGATCCGCTGCAGCCGGTGGGCGTTGATGTATCCGGCGTGCTGGACCAGCGTCCCCGACTCGGCCCGGTACGTGTCCAGTACATACGCCCGTCCCTCTTTTTCTTCGCCGATCCACAGGCAGACGAAGATGTTGTATCCCCAGTCGATGGCCCGATGGATCGTCAGGTCCGCCGGGGGGCTCTCGCACTTGTGCGTCAGTGCGTCAAACTCGGGGTAAACCAGACCGTCCACACTGGGCCGCTTACAAAGATACTCGGCGTCCCAGGTTGACTTTGAGACCTTGCGAGCGGCTTTGATGGCGTCGTCGATCCGGTAGAGTCCTGTCCCCTCGGCGGCGATTCCGACCCGCCGGTCGGGGTCGGCGTGAAACTCCCGGGCGGCAGCCACACAAGATTGCTCCAGGGGGCATTGTTCGCAGCCAGGGCCATTGTCGTGCCTTTCGCATCGCTCAATGGACTCCCAGAGGTTCCACCGGTGCAGCGCGACGCCGTTGTCTGGGCAGGCGTCGATGAGCCGCCCCATCGGGCCGTCCACGCGGTGCCATGTGGACAAGTAGACCGTCCGCCCGGGCATCGCGGGGCGTGAGTCGATCATGCCGACGGCGGCCTCGTCGATCTCAGGGTCGATCTCGTCCAGTTCGTCTTCGTAGAGCCTCTGGACCTTGCCGCCGCGGACCTTCTTTTGGGACGCCGCCAGGATTTCGAACTGCCCGCCGCCCACGCGGGTCAACAGCTTTTTCACATCCCCTGAGACGCGCCACGCCAGCGGCCCTTCGCACCACGTCCGCCAGTAGCCATAGAGGTTCTTCGACTGGTCTTCAGAACCTGACAGCACCCGGGCCTGGAGTCCGTCATTGACCGTGAAATCGAGCGCCGCGAGTATCGATGCGCCCAGCGTCTTGATGCCCGAACGGTTCGCCCAGGCAGCCACGTCCTTGCCCGGATGAAAGAAGGCATCGGCAACAAAGTCCAGCGGGGTCGAATGGGCGGGTGTGAACGCCTTGTGTGGTAGGGTTACGCCGAAGTGCTGGCGTATCCAGCCCCACAGGGCGGGCCTGCTCTTGTCGGCCTGAATCAAGCGGAGCGCCGCCGCCTCGAATTGCGGCGTACCTACGTCCGTCACGTGCCGATCCGCTTGATGACCTCGAACGCCCCCTCGCCCATGCTCACGTCGTTGCCGTCGCCGTCCGTACCGATCAACTCGAAATCCCACTTGCCGAGCATGGCGTCGGCAGCCAGGTCATAGGCATACTTCCAGTAGCCCGTGCTGCCGTCCGTCACCAGATCGTCCTCAGTTGCCGAACCTGACAGGGCAACCAGCGTGTTCGTCGGATCGGCGATGCGGACCTTCTTGGACACCGACGGGTCCGCCGCGGCGTTGTGCTTGTCGGTGAAGTAACCCGTGAGAACAACGGTCTCGCCTTGCTTGTATTGTCTCATCGCGTGCCCTCGTCAACGTCCAAGTCGCGTCGCGTATCGCAAGCAACGTGCAGAACATGCCGGGTATCGCATTTGACGCCCATGTGCCGCCGGGTGTTCGCCGCCACGTAGGTCGCGCCGCTGCCGACAAGGGCGCTCAGCCAGTGGCAGACCAGTCCGAGAATCGGCCCTCTTGCGAATCCGGCGGCCATCATGTCACCGCCGTAATCGGGTCAGCCTCTTCGTCCGTCGTGACCGTTTTCGTCGTGAACGTCGTGCTGCCATCAGTCTTTTTGATCGTCCACGTCGTGCCGGACAGGGACGATTCCAGGCAAGCCAGGACGACGGTGCAGAGCGAATGCGCGTCGGCCGAATCCTCGACGTTACTCACGCCTCGCGTGAGGACGGCGTCGGCAATTTCGTTGCCCGCGTCCGCCGCCAGGGCCGCCGCGTCAATCGCGCCCGCGCCGAACTTCGCCGCCGTGATGCCGCCGTCTGCGATCAGGATCGTGTCGCTCGTCGGGTCGAATGTCGAGAAGCCCGTCGCTGTGATCCAGGCCGCATCGCCCCGGTCGCGGATGGCTTCGAGCGTATCCGTCCCGCTGGCCCACGTTGCGCCCTTGATCTCGGTGAAGGCCGCGTCCATTTCGGCTTTCGTAGGCGCGTCATAGTCCGTCAGGGCCGTATCGCACGCAGCGTTGATCTGGTCGGTCGCGTCGGAACCCTCGACCTGGGTGGCGTCAACCTGGAGCTTGTCACTGTTGCCGACCAGGGAATCGTAGACGTTCGACGGCACGACGGTGAAGTGTTCCCAAACGGGCAGGGCGCCGGATTCGGCAATCGCTACCGTCAGCAGGCCGAGCGTATTGGTGTCCGTGGCGTCCAGTTGCAGGGAGTACCAGCCGTTTTCGTCGTGCGTAGCCCCGCTTGAATCGTGCGTCTGCGCGAAGTCGCCGCCAGCTTTCGACAGGCGAATATCCGCCTGGGAGATCGTCAGGCCGGTCTCGGCCGTCTTGCCATCCGAGTCATCAACGAACGGGCCAAACCTCAGCGTTGTCGCCGTCGATTGTTTCAGTGTTCTCATCTACCCAGCCCTTCGCATTCGGTAGTGATGGTCGGCCCACGGCACGCCCGTTGCCGCAGGGAACTGGTCGGCCCCGATGTCCCAGTTGCCCGTGATCGTCGCCCGGGTCGCCCCGCTGCGGATCGCCACGTCGATCTCGGGATAGGTCGCCGTGCTGAACGTCGTGGCACCCATGCCGCCGATGATACTGGCCCCGCTCTTGTGCCGCAGGTCCGTGTTCGCCCACGTCGTCGTGGGGTTCTCGACCTGAT